GATAGTTCTTTTAACTCTAAACTTAGTAACTCTTCATCCCATTTAGTCTCTTGACCAGTTCTATTATCAGCTAGTCTATATGCCTTGACCTGGGACTCATTTAATTTATCAGCTATATGTATAGGAACTTCTTTTAGACCTAATTTTTTAGCACCTTTTAATCTTGTATGGCCAACTATAATAACACCACTAGTGTCTACTACTATTGGTTGCCTCCATCCAAATTCTTTTAAAGAACCAGCAACTTTATCAATAGCTGATTGAGGAATTTTTCTCGCATTTCTAATGTAGGGAATAGGTTTATCTATTGGCCACATTTCTATTTTCATTAGTGTAATGTTTCGTTTGTATATCCTAATTCTGTAAAGCTCTTATGATCCTTAAATACTGTGATAAAATCTTGAGCTTGTTCGTTTGTATCAAAGTTTGCGAACCTGATTAATACTATTGGTTTACCTTCTTCACTAGCCAGGAAGATAGTCGTCATTAGGTCTGAGTCTGACAATTCTAGTGTAGATTGCTGAGTAAATTCTGTCGGTAATATGTTTTTTCCCTTTTGTTTTTGTTTCAATTTTTTCATGTAATTTCATAATGTAATCTGGATTAAGTTTCAGATAGCTGCAAATAGTTTTAAAATCCTCTGAACCTAACCATTCTTTAGCTTCTTTAATAATTTTCCATTCTGATATGTCAAAGTTTGGATGAGTAAGACCTACACTATCGCATAAACCTCTAACCAATGTGTTAAGCCAGAGTTGTTCCTCTGGTTTCATTGTTATAATTCCTTGAAATTTGTATGGATTTTTTCCATACCTATGGATCTTATTAAATAATATATATTAACTATTCAATAATCTAAATGGGCATAAATAGGCATATTTACATTCCCCAATGACTAATTAATAGATCAAGTGCATCTCTATATTGATCCATTCTTTTATGAGTAGCAGCTTTATTATCTATGATGACATCCCAGACCAATGATTGATGTTGTACTGTTGCCTTCATAGCTTCATTAAACTCTTGTTCATAATCTATTTTAAGGATGTTAAAGAACTCTGCACCATCTGGAATACCAGCTAATCTATTAAAATTAAAGGTGCAGCTCTTCATTTTAGAACTAATTATTCCTAAATATTCAAGTTTTTGACCAGCTACATATCTAGTTGCATTTCTTTTAGCATCGGTTGGATCTAATTGATGCCTGGCATAATAGCTCTCGTGGACTGAATTAATCTTTTTAGAGATATGTTTGTGAGAAATTTGCATCTCAGCCATATCAGGTAATCTATATATTTTGCCATTTTCTTCCCTAACAAGCGTTTGAGCTCCATAATCAATCTCTTGTGCTTGTGAGACTTCTTTTGGTTTAGTTCGTTGCTGCTTTTTTTTCTTCTTCTTTGCCATAATCTTTAATCAATGTTCCATCCTTTTGGTAAACCCAATCAATAAAGCCGAAATTTTCTTTAGATCTAAAGAATAGAAGATTATCTTTCTCCTCAATAAAATTTGCTTCTATACTGTGTTTCTTTTTAAAACTATCGAGGTTAAACAATTCCTCATCGTTGTATCGTTCCTGAGATAACCAAGTGCTAAAGTGTGGTATAAATATTTGATTTTCTGTATTACGACAAAGTTCATTATATTTCTGTATTATTGACTCTTCATTAATAGTCCCAGGAATATTATTAAATTTTTCAAATGCTTTTTTTTTGCTACCTCGCTTCACCATCAACGCATCCCATATATTATTAAAAGATTCAGATACAGAATCAGATACAGATACAGATACTTTGCTAGAGGTTTGCTTCGCTTTTGCTAGACCACCTTTTTTACCAGCATTAACTCTGTGTAGTGTTACTTCAACTTTATCATTAAAGTCATTGAGTTGTCTTACATTATGATATCTATTATCTATAAGTTTAAACTTACTCGATATTACAGTAAGTAAATCTGTTTTTAATTCTTCCATTTTTTCAGCACTAGCATCCCAAATATTGATGATACGACAGAGCTCATCAAAATTGTTGGGAAGTCCATCACCATTGCGAACCCCAGCATGAGCCATTAAATCAATGTAAATACCTTTTTGTTGTTTAGTTAATTCTGCTGTTCCTGAAAGCCAATCGTTAAAAACAAAAGACATCCAATGCAATCTTACTTTGTCATCCATTAAGCCACCCTTCTGTTCTTAATATTTTTATATCTCTTGCTAACCCTGGGGTAAAATCTATGTAAAGTTTTAGTTTTAAATTTTTTAAGTATCTCTGACAGTTGCTGCTGCTTTTGATACCTGACCCAAGCTGTATTTCTGTATAGCTTGGTGATTTCAGGTGAGTGTTCTGGAAGTGGTGTATAAACTTTAATATTTTTTTCTCTGATTCTTTTAAATCTGTCTGAGATTTCAATAATTTTTGACAATCTTGGCATAGGGTCTCTAAAACCATTGCACCTTAAAGTTTTTTTCCATATATGATCCTCGTAATTCGGCCATGTTATTTTGCACTCCCTACAAATGCTTCTTAAACGATAAAACTCGTCTAATAATATTAATAGATATTTTAATTCTGATTTCAACAAAATATATAATTTATTACATATCATATTTTATTTGACATTTTATTTTTAATTTAATATTTTGCAGAGAATGGTTAATATTTACATTAAATTGATGAAAATGGGTTGTAATAGTATATGATCCATTTAATGAATGAGTCTCTCAATTATCAGCTAAATAAAGCTGGACTTACAAGAATTAAAGAAATTATGGAAGTCATGCCAAGAACTAAGCATGGTAAGTTTCTAATAGATCAATCGACTGTTGGATTACACATGACAGGATCAAGAAGATTAAACCTGGAACACGCTTATGTTTATGCCAAAATATTAAAAGTTCATCCTTGGAGAATATTAGATGATTATGTTTGTAGATATCCTGTCGTTGGAAATTACAACCCAAACACAGGTTTTGTAACTAATAGAGGTAAATTTCAAAATGATTATTTAGTCTGTTCAAATGATCTACAATACATCCCAAATACTTTAGTGATCTTATCAAAATCTTGTAAGATTGCTTATATTTATAATGAAGGTGTTTTTTTAAATGAAGATAATTTTAATTCTGCCGAGCCTCAAAGGTGCATTTTAGAGACAGATAAAGGCGAAATACTTGGATTTGTCAATCATTGTGATTTTGAAAAACAATTAGCTCAATTCGTTCTACCTAGTTGTATTAAACAATGGAAAACTGAAACCATAAAATACAGTAATATTAGACCTATTAATGAAATTTTAAATCTTAATACTGTTTCAGACTTAACTGGAATTGTTGAACATACTTTTGAAAAACCTAAACAATATTATTAATTGTCATTAATAATACAATTTGTCATAAATAACTTGATTTGTAATTAAATTGATTTATTTTGTCAATAATGGCAAATATTCGATTTCATTTCATAGTACATTTATTACGATCCCCGCTTGTAAATATATGTAGTTCTATTGGGTATTTGCCATTTATAAAATATGGCACATACAATATATAAATTAGATAATAAAAAAGTTCCCTCTGTAACGACTATTTTAGGTCGTTTTAAAAACTCACAAGGTTTAATAATTTGGGCTAACAAAATTGGCCTTGAAGGAAAAAAATATCACGATGAGATAGGTAAAGCTGCCGATGTTGGAACATCACTACATGAGTTAGCTGAACTCCATATTCTTAATCAATATTACGAGCTACCACAAGATGAAACTGTAAAGAATTGTTTTAGTAAATTCTTAACCTGGTGGGAGGAGTTCTCCGATGAGTAATTTTGAAATAATTTTCTCAGAAAAAAAACTAATAAACAGTGAGTTTGAATATGGTGGTACAGCAGATTTATTAGTTAAAAAAAACAATGAATATATATTAGTCGATTTCAAAAGTTCGTCTGGTATTTTTTCAGATTTTCTCGTTCAACTTTCTGCCTACAGAAATTCTATTGAAACAGAAATGAATATTAAAATTAATAAAGCTATAGTTGCTAGGTTTCCAAAAAAAGGTGATGATTTTGAAATTAAAGAATTTAATAAACAACAATTAGATCAGGCATTTGAATATTTCAAATTAATTAGAACAGCCTTCGATCAAGATAAAGAACTCAATAAAACTGTAAGGAGTAAAAAATGAGTGAAATAGAACAATGTCCTAAGACTATTAGTGCTGCAATTCATGGCATCATGTCGGACATAAAAACACTGCAAAAGGATAGCGATAACAAGTTCCAAAATTATAGCTATGTGGATGTAGATAGCTTTTTAAAGGCAATTAATCCTTTATGTGCAAAACATGGATTAAGTATTTTTATGAATGAGAAAGATTGCCAGGTGGTCGGTGATGTAAAAAAATGGATACATATCCTGTATGAATTTATTTTAGTTCACAAAGATGGTGATACTTGGAATCAACCAATACAAAAAAATATGTTTGTGCAAATGACTGGTGGCCAATCTTTAGGTGCTAGTCAATCATATTCATTAAAACAATTTATGAGGCAGCTATTTCTAATTCCAACTGGTGACAAGGATGATTTAGATGGCCATGAACAAAACTTTCAACCAAAAAAAAAGGAGCATAGAGGATGAGTGATGAACAAGAAAAAAGTAAAGAATTTATCGATGGGTTTTTTGCAAAAGAACCAAAGAGAGATTTTATCAAGTGTTCAATATCAATAAAAAAAGATGACTTTACTAATTGGTATAAGAAACAACTTCAAAATAAAGAAGATGATTGGATTAATATTGATGTCAAAGAAGGTAAGTCTGGTAAATGGTACGCTTCCCTAAACACCTGGCGACCAGAAAAACCATCTGAACCTAAAAATAATGATGAATTAAAATCTTTAGGTGACTCAATCCCTGACGACATTCCTTTTTAATGTTTGAAACTGTACTTCTCATAATAATAACTTTCCTATTGCTCATTAATCTTCTTATGGTTTGGGCGATAGGTTCAATCGTTAGTAAAATTAAGGAGCAAAAATGAAAAAAATAAACATATCACACATTGAGAAACACTTGTTTGATGAAAACAAATATGGGTGGGATAGAGATCAATATCCCTTAGTAAAGATTAAAAATTTAAGGGTGGTTAGAAATAGAAATGCAAGAACACATAAAAGTGTATCGAACATTTTACAACTTAAAAGACACTAGTGAGTTCTTTTGTGTTGTATGTGGCACACAAGCTGATGATGTTCATCATATCGATCCAAAAAAAATGGGAGGTTCTAAATTGAAAAATCATATTGAGAACTTATCAGCGTTATGCAGAAAGCATCATGAACTCTGCCATAAAGACTCTAAGTTTAATGCAGAGGTTAAGTGCATAGTTTTAGACATGGTAAAGGAGGTAATACAAGCTCATGGAAAGTTTTGATCCCAATAAAATTGCTGATGCAAAAATGATAGCCATTAAAGAATATAGGGCAGCTAAAAGAGAGAGAGATAGAACTGAAAGATTACTAGACTATCAACTCGATCAAACTTTTATTCAATTAAAATTTAATGAATTAAAAATGTCTATTGAGGATCGTAAAGCTAGGGCCCGAACAGATGAGTCTGTTATTCAATTAAAAGTAGAATTAGAGAAAGCTCAAGAAGATATGGATAATAAATATGCAGAACTAGAGAGAGTTCAAACAAAAATAGAGTTCATGTTAGATGCAAATGCAACAAATAGACAGGAAATGAAGTTAGGAGGGTTAGTAACATGAAATATCCAACAAGGAGAATAGGTAGATTATGGCAAGGGAAAGCCTCCCTGAAGGACTACGAAATAAAAAAGGCCATAAAAAAAGGTGGCATGATTTTAAAAAGGTTAGACATAAATGAGGAAATGTTCCTAGATGTCGATCAACTTAAATCAGCTTTATTAACAAAAACATCGAGGAGTTTTCCACCAAGATTTAAAGGTGAGTCTGAGTTTAGACTCTGCAATATCTTTTGGAAATCACCAGAAAATACAAACCAGGAGAAATTACTATGATAGAAGAACTATACACAATGAGGGAAATATTCCCAAAATTCAAGGCTAAATCAGAAAGAGCTTTTAAAAGAACACTAGATAGTCTATCTTCCAAACACCCAAAAGAGCAGTGTTTTAATCGTTATTTCGGCAGTAAACAGGTGTTTACTAAAGAGGATATAGAAAGGATTAAATCATTATGCTTAAAATAACTAAAAGAAAAGATGGTAGGTCACCTTATTATTGTGTGACTGGATCATATAAAACCCCACATAAAATTTATAGAATAGAACTGTTATCTACGGGAGCTATAAAAAAAGCTGATGCTGAAAGTTTTTTGTGGCATTTACAAAAAAAATTAGACAAAGGACAAGCACCTATTAGAGAGTCTAAAAGATTGACTGTGAAGGAGGCAACTGAAAAACTTTTAAATAGTCTAGATCAATGTCCTAGTGAGGTAAGAAAACCATTTTTTGAAAAGAATGCAGAATGTATTGGTCAAACTTGTTTAGATAATATTACTAATCAAAAAAAAGAAGAATTAATTTATTTAAGATATCCTGAAGGCACTGAGGTTGGTGATATGATTAGAAAGTATAAAGGTAGAAAATTTAATCAAATACCACTAGATGAGAGAAAAAAATTATCAGCAAAATATAATACTATAAACACAAGTGTCATTAGGCCCTTGAGTAGATTAATAAGTTTTGCAGCTGAGAATAATTGGTGCAAACCTTATAAGATAAAACAACTTCCACAAATTTCTATGAGAGATAAGGATAAATATGTGTGGACTAGAGAAGAGATAGTAAGATGTATGGACTTCTCAGACTTTGAAATAAAGTTCTTATTAATATTTCTTTACAGAACTGGTGCTAGAATACAAGAAGCTCTTGATATGAATTTTGGTAGATTAGATCCAAATGGTCGTTCTATGATTGACCTGGATAATAATGAATTAAATATATTTGAAAATAAAACTCAATCTTGGAGGAACATACCTATACAAAGAAATGATAATGAACCAAAATTATCTTTATGGCACTGGCTACAAAGGATAAATGATAGGGAGGGTTATTTATTTTCTTGGAGGTTTGTGGGCCATAAAAAAAATACTAATAATGGTTTAATACCAAGATGGCGAAGGATGTTAAGTTTTGCTGATGTTGACCAAAATAAGAAAAGACATTCATTAAGACACACTTTTGCTTCAGAACTTTCTAATAAAGGTGCTTCTACTAATGATATTATGACTGTTGGTGGGTGGAAGTCTGAGACTATGGTTTATAACTATGCAAAGGTAGATAAGAAAAGAAAACAGAATCTTATAGATAGTTTATGAATCTACCGACAAAATGCCGACACCTAATTAATAAACCTATAAAAAGCTATATTTTTCAATATAAATTAGGGGTGGACATATCATTGGTAATATTGTACTCCTTAACCATAATGTGCAAAACGATACAAAAACCAGCACTTTTGGGTAATGCTGAGCGAAAGTTTGCGAGTATAAACTTTTATTTTCCGACACTATGCCGACACTTTTGCTTAGCCTTTTTTAAGGAGAGACTATGACTTATTGGCAGTTCAAATATAAAGAAAAGAAACAAATAATATTAACTCAAAAAGATTATGACCAAATAAAACATAAGGGAGTTATAATTTTTACTTCAATAAAGCCTTGGAAGATTAAAGAGAAAGAGGTTGCATAATGGATAAAAGTAAATTTATTTTTAGGGACACAAATGACGAAACAACTGATAATTATTATGAATTTACTGGTGATAAAAATTTACATATACAAATAGTTGATTATTCGACTCCAACTATGTATGTGGTTAATAAATGGAATGAGTCTAAACAAAGTATGACTCTTTATGAATTTTACTCACTTGAGAAAGCAAAAGATAAAGTTTTGGAGTTAGTTTAATGTTTACTTGCGTTATTGAAGATAGTCCTGAGTTTAACAGAAAACTTATTAAAACTTATAAACCTAGAAAAAGACTTAATATTTGGATTTTAAGGCAACTTAGTCCATTATTTTTCCCATTTAAATAGCTTTACAGGGGGTGTTTAACGACACCCCTTTATATTTTATCAACTAAAATAGTTTTCTTTACCCATGTTTTAGGGATTATTTGAACTCTTCCACAATCAGAGTCACCCTCTCTACCTAGATCGGCACATAAAGTTATGTAATCTTTTTCTTCTTTAAGGATAAATCCTAGACTGTAAACAGTCGGTGGTTTTGCTTTCAGGGCCTCTTCTAATTCAATCCAACCACTAGCACATTCAAAAGCATCAATCCATTCTATAAGAACTATATCCTTATCTTTTTGCGAATGTTTTGACATTGGTTGGTTTACCACCTACACCTTGAGCCTTTGATCTCTTTCTTCTAACAGCAGATTTAATTTGTGATTTAGTCATTCTTGCAGCTTTTGAAGCTGGTACACACTTAGGATATTTTCGTTTACTTCCTTTTGCAGATTTTCTCCCACACTTGGCATATCCACCACCTTTTTTTGGCGAACCTATATCTACCCAATCTTGTTTAAACCACTTTGTTAATCCACCACTAGCTCTACTCATGCCTTTTTGGTTGTATAACCCCCACCTCTTTTTTTGTAAGTCCTAACTAACCAACTATTAGAATATGCACTAGGGTAAACTTTAAATTTCCTCTTAGCTTCTGCTTTAACTCTTGCATATAAAGCCTTATTAGTGGGTACATTCTTAGTTGCCATAATTATCCTTTATGTTTTGTTTGAAGTGTAAATTTAGCCATCTTCACTGCTCCCTTATGAGGTTTGTAATCACCCTTCATAAGTTTGTATGAAGAACCAGACTTCATCCAGTGGAAACCTCTAGGTGCTTTAATTGATTTAGTTGCCATTATTTTTTCTTCTTTTTTTTCTTTAATTTTTTAAAATCAGCAGCTTCTATTTTCTTTTTATTACCAGCTACTGCTGCCAACTTCTTTTGTTTTGGTGAGTATTTTGAAAAGGGCATTAGTACCTCTTAGACTTTTTTGCTTTTGTTTTTTTCTTTTTCTTCTTAGGTTTCATAACCTTCATTTTCTTTCCATATCCGTATGCCATATTAGTTTCCTTTCTTTACCATTTAACTTTGTTAGCCCAATATGCTGCTGACATCTTTCCTTTGGAGATGTTCTTTGCATGACGAGCTTTGAATGACTTAGCTCTTGCAGTCATCTTTTTATCACCGGTCTTACCTTGCTGACCAAAGCGAATTGTTTTTACTCTGTCACCATCTTTAGCAACAACGACATGAGATTTTGTTTTATGACCTGGAGTTCTTTTGGGTTTATTAAAACCACTTACACCAGCTCTTTTAAGTCTCGGATCTTTGCTCATTTGCTATTCCTTGTGAGTCTAATTTTACTTGTTCTTGTTTTTCTAGTTGATCTACAAAAGATTGATCTTGTGAAGAGGCATAATCTGCTTTAGATTTTTGAAATGCTAAAACATCATCAACTGTAATCTTTAATTTTTCTTCTCTTAACTGCGCATTTTTATCAGCCCAGTTATCTAATCGTTCATTAAGAAACTTTATATGTAAGTTTTTTTCATCATTGTCTTTTTTAAGCTCTCTGTTTTCTTTCTTAGCTTTGCGAAGTAGTGCTTCTACTTCTTTGATAGTGCTCATTTTTTATTTCCTAATACTTTACCCATACCTCTAAGGCCAAAAGAACTAGCTATTGCTCCATACATGGCAAATTGAAACCACTGTGGGGTTCTTGATAGAGCATCAAAGCCTCTTTCTGTGTAAGGTTGTAGTGGTGGAATAAAGCACATAGCTATAATTATAATAAATAAAATAGTCCATGCTTCGTCTTTCCAGGAGTCTTTAGAACCTTTAATAGCTTCAAGATCGTAGGCTATCTCGCCTTTTATTTTTTTATTTAATAATTCAGTTTCAGCTTTTATCTTTGTAACTTTTTGTTCAGCCTTTGCTTTTTTGGTATCAACTACTCCTTTAACGACATCACCAGCTACACCCATTAAGGGTTTTAACAACATAGTCCACATACTAGGCCTCCTCTATTAGTTTAACCATTGGTTCATATCTTGAGGTAAGAGTTCTATACAGCTTTGAATTTTTTAACTCTGCTGCCATTAACTTCCATTG